GTAGCAGACGATGTATACTCATATGTGTTTAGTGCAGATAAAGCTGATCCGTTATATTTTATTCCATCAGAAAAGTTAGGAGCGCCAGTGCCTGCTACGTTTGTTATATCGTTTACTTTAATTGTTGTCATTATGGCGCTCCTGAAAATCCACACGACAAACCTTTGGCGGATGTTAAATTGCCAAAGTCCGAAGCATTACCAGTTGTTTGTATAGTAACATATCCAATCCTATCATATCTAGTATAATTTGGAGGGGGGCCACTACCGCCAGCCATTACCATTCTTGTACCATTAGAACTTCCTGCTGGACTGCTTGCTAAATCAAGAGCGTCACCAAAATCTGAGGCATTTCCTGTTGTTTGTATTGTTATGTATTCTATATTATTTGAGCCATAAGCTCCATTATAACCTTGAGCAAAAACCCCTCTGGTAGCATCCGAACCAGTTGCTCGTTTAAAGCCACGTTGATACATTTCACCAAAATATGTGGCATTTCCAGCAGTCGCCATAGTTATATACTCAGTTGATTTGTCTTGGCGAGTAACAGCTTGACCAGTTATACTTACTGTAGCTAGACTATACACACCTCTCGTGGCATCTTGCACACCATAACAATTATAACAGTCAACAGTTGTATTACCAAAATCAGTCGCATTACCAGTTGTATCTATTGTAACACGATCTATTACATCACCATAATTGTTACTCCATGTTGATGCTCCGTCAAATTTACCACCGACAGTAAGACCATAAGTACCATCTGAAAGTGCTGCACTATAATACCTTGCTACACTTAATGAACCAAAGCTTGTAGCATTTCCTGTAGTTGAGATTGTTATATAATCTATTGAACCGTCAGCATCTCCATTACTTAACCTTCTACCAATTATTAATCCGCGAATTGCACTAGAACATCCAGCCGCTTCTCTTGTTGCGTTAGTTAAGTTTCCAAAATCAGTAGCGTTTCCTGTAGTTGATATCGTTATATACTCTATATCATTATTTAAATTTGAAGTTGGTGTACCATAACCACCAGCAAATATACCTCTGTTACCATAAGATGGAACTGTAATAGCAGTAGATACTGATCCTATGCTTGTAGTTCCTTGTAAATTATTTTGACTTAATGCCACTAAAATACTCACAATAGAAGAATCAGCGCTTTCTAAAACAACTGTTCTCCAAGCATTGTTAGCATATATTTTTACTAAAGAATTAGTAGTATCCCACCATATAGCGCCATTGTTTGGAGAGCTTGGTTCTGTAGCGCTTTCAAAATACTGATAAGCATTGAGAGAAGATATACTAGAACCAGCATATTTGATACCATCTTCGAAGTCAGGAGCGCCTGTCCCTGCAGCGTTGGTTATTTCGTTTACTTTTAAGCTAGACATTTTTAATCACTATAAGTTGTTACTTCGCCAGCATTCCAAGATGCTTCATCTACGTTTGTCGATGGGTAACTTCTACCTAAACCCCAGAGTATTACTACTCTTCCGCTTCCTCCATCACCAGAAGTATTAGTTGCCGATACAGTTACGTCATCATCATCAGCTCCTCCTCCGCCCCCAAAGGGTCCGCCATCAGAATTATAAGTAATACTAAGACCCCCAAAACCACCAGATCCTCCATTATTTCCGATTCCAAAAACTCCGCTTGTCCCCTCACCAAACTTTCCAACACCTCCACCTCCTTGACAGAAGCTACTACCTGTTGCACCACCAGCACCACCGCCACCAGAGCCATCTTGACCTTCTAAATTTTGGTTTCCAAAAGCGCCTCTACCACCAGAACCTGAGTACCCTCCAGCACCTCCACCGCCTCCTCCAGCGTTGTTAAATGATCTCCTTCCACCATGACCTCCAGCTCCACCTCCATCGGAAAAAAGACCAACGAAAACAGCACCTCCATTAGTTTGGCTAGCGGAACCAGAAGTTAAACCCGCACCACCGCCGCCTCCCGGATCTGCTAGACAAGCTATGACATTACCAGAAACTCTTCGAACACGACTAAAAGTTCCATCAGCTCCTGCGCCTGTTGGGCTACCACTTCCTGCACCTCCACGACCAGAAGTAACTTCGAGACTTTCTCCGGGGGTAACAGCAAAATTGTTTGTCCAAGCTAAAGCACCGCCGCCACCGCCGCCTCCACCACGGTTGCTTCCAGTGCCTCCAGCGCCTCCACCTCCAGCAATACAAAGAATACAAATACTGGTTACTCCTGTGGGAACAGTCCAACTATAAGCTGTAGTACTTGATACAAAATCAGCCGTTCCATATGGCGGTTGGTTTTCTAAATTATATTTTTGTTCTAAACCCCATACGCCATCTGCTTCATTTGTAGTAGATGAATAATCTCTTCTTTTTGCAGCACCTATTATGCCGCCGTTTCCTCTCCACCTACTCATGTGTATATAGTCTCCGAACCGCCTGAAGATGCAAGATCAACATTTGTTGATGGAAAAGATCTACCATCACCCCAAATTATACGAACTCGTCCATCTCCACCTGCACCAGAGGGGCTACTAGAGCTAGATGTCCTATCATCATCATCAGCCCCTCCGCCTCCACCGTATTCACCACCAAAAGAGTCTCCAGAAGCAGTACCACCAACTTGACCACCTGAACCACCATTTGCAGCACCTAAAGTACCGCTTGTTCCTTCACCAAATATTCCTACTCCCCCACCGCCACGACAGAAGCTACTAGCTGTATTACCACCGCCTCCAGCTCCTCCAGAGCCATTACTCCCTCCTGTGTTAGAATTTCCTGAAGCACCTACTCCTCCATTACCTGAGTAGCCACCAGCTCCTCCTCCACCGCCACCAGCGTTGTTAAATCTGCCCTCTCCTCCATTGCCTCCATTACCTCCACCATCTGCTTCTGATCCTAAGTTCCCAGACCCTCCAGAAGCAGAAAGTCCAACACCGCTTGATGGACCAGCGGCACCTCCGCTTCCACCAGTGGCTCTCAAAAGAATAGTTAATCCTCGATTAATACGAGACTGATCTCCCTCAATCCCTGATGCAGTAGAACCGCCGCCTCCATTGCCACCAGCTCCAGAAAAAATAAGCAATGTTTCTCCCGGCGTTACAGAAACATTATTAGCATAAGCTAATCCGCCTCCACCTCCACCGCCGCCGCCACGGTTAGATCCAGTTCCTGCTGCACCACCACCTCCGCCTATAACAAGCATGTTTACTGAGGTAACTTGTGCTGGAACAGTCCAATTATAACTATTTCCCGCAGCAAACTGCGCTCCTCCAGCTAATGGTTTGTTTAAATTTAAATAGGGGGCTGTAAGATCCCATACACCACTTCCTTCTATCCCAGATTCACCATAATTTTTAGAATCTTTTTGAGCGCCTATTATGCCTCCAAAAGGACGGTAGAAAGCCATGCATCACCTATGCATCGTCTATTTCTTCATAAGATATAATAATATCTAAATCACTAGCTGCACTTGCACCTGCCCTTATTTGGTCTGATTCTTCTAAATACAATGAAGTATTTTTATCTATCAAAATTAACGTGCTATCAGCAGGTACGTTTACAGTAGTTGCCAAGCTTCTACTAGCGGTGGCACTGTTATCATAAAAAGAACATGTTACTGTAGCATCATTAGTTCCATCTTTATTAGAAATTATAATAGTATTTACTTTTAGAACCTTATTAGACGCACAACTTAAATAAGCAGTAGTTGTAGTTGTATCGAGACTACCTGTAACTGTCTTACCAAAGATACTTGTTACGTTTACTATATTTGGTGCTGCCATATTTAAATCCTATCCGAATACCATTGCCATTGCTATAGCTTTACCTGTTGAAACTCCCGGTGTAATATCACTTGTTAAAGCAACAGTTCCTGATGCATCGGGTAAATAAATTGTTCTATTTCCAGTTTGCGTACCATTAACAGTAAGTTTTGTCTCTAAACTGGAATCACCTTGAAAAACAACTCCCGTACCGAGGCTGTATGAATACCAAATTTTAAGACCAAAATCTTTGTCCATTGAACACGTTAATGTTCCTCCGGCAGCGTTCTCACTATTTGTTTTAAACAAAATATTATCCGGTCCTGTTAATGTAGTAACCGTAGGAGTACACATAAGACCCGCGTTTTTATTTACATCAAAAGCATCTAAATGACCAAATGCTGCAGTGTCAGAATATCCACAATGGCCTATTGCGGCTCTACCTAAATAACCAACAACATCAGTATCTTTATCTATATCTAAAGTTCCGGTTATAGTTTGGCTATTCAAATCCAATTGACCGCCAAGTTGTGGAGATGTGTCTTCTACTAAATTATCAATAGCATCAGGATTTGCAGTAGCACTAGTTGCAATACCGTTTAATTTTGTTTGCAAAGCGTCAGTAAAAGCATTTGTATCAGAATTATTCTCATAAGCTGTTTTTATTTCTGCATCTGTTTGGTCAGCCGTAGCATTGCTTTCTATAGCGTCTAGCTTCACCTTATCTGCAGAAGCCATAAGGCCACTGGTTGAGTTGCTTGCTGCTACTATATTGTTAATGTTTATGTTCGTAGAGCCTTGATCTGTTGTCCAGTCAATATGCTCGTTTGCCACATAATCTAATAAATTATCATGGCTTACTATAGCTTCAATGTCAGATGCCGATTGGTCTGCTGTAGCACTTGTTTCTATACCGTTGAGTTTGGTTAAAAGTGCATCTGTAAAGGCGTTAGTATCGCTGTTGTTCTCATAAGCAGTCTTTATCTCAGCGTCTGTCTGATCAGCCGTTGCATTAGCCTCTATACCATTTAACTTTGTATGGTCAGCATCGGTAAAAACATTACTGTCTGAAGCAGCCTCAACTGCTGCTCTAATCTCTGCGTCAGTCTGGTCAGCCGTTGCGCCTGTCTCAATACCATTTAGTTTAGTATGATCATTATCTGTAAAAACATTACTGTCTGAAGCATTTTCGACTAATGTTCTAATTTCTGCAGCAGTTTGATCAGCAGTAGCGCCTGCCTCAATGCCATCTAATTTCGTACCATCTGCTGATACATCTCTACCATCAACGTTACCCGTAACACTTATACTGCCATTTATAGTTAGACCCGCAAAAGTTGGAGTTGCTGTAGCGGCAATAGCCTGATCTGCAGAAAAAGTAGTGCCAGTAAGGGTCAATCCTGTGCCTGCAGAATATACAGTTGTTTCTGCTACTTCTGAAAAGATTATGTTAGTTGTTCCAAATATAATAGTACCTGATGTGCTAAGAACATCTAAATGACCTGCATTTGTATCACCTTCTTTAATAAAAAATGCATCACCTTTACCAAAAGCATCAGGGTCAGACGGTGCAAAGCTATCTGTGTCAGTAGTTCTAGTTAAAACCCATGCAGTAGAACCATCTCCTACAGTAGTTACTTTATACACTCCGTTGTGTGCTTGATTAGTTTGGTTAGCAACAAGAACCCTGTCATTTAAAGAAAGATTCACACCATCTAATTGTATGGCTGCATTTGATCCAGCATTTGTGAGAGTCGCTCCAACTCCAGATGATCCGTTATTGTATGTAGCGTTTAAATTGCTTGGATGTTCAACGCGAACAGGCTGATGATAATGTAAACCTGCAGAGGCAATAGTGTCTACATATTGTTTTGTAGCTGCCTGCAAAGATGCAGTAGGATCTGCATGTAAAACAAGACTTCCAGCCAATGTGCCGCCAGCCAAAGCAAGCTTTGCATCCAATGTAGTTTGGAGATCATCTATATTACTTATAGTGTGGTTATGACTGTCATCTGCTATGACTATAGCATTATAAGTGCCAGACACATCTCCACCAAAACTAGTAGATGTATTTAAAAAATGTGTTGCCTCGTTGCCATCCAATAAATCAGCATCCAAACCAGAACTTGCACCATCTACGGTCTTTATTGCTGTGAGTATTTCACTAGCTGTTTGATCAGCCGTTGCAGATGATTCTATACCATTTAATTTTGATAAAAGTGCATCTGTGAGCGCATTTGTGTCACTATTATTTTCGTATGCTGTTTTTATCTCTGCGTCTGTCTGATCGGCAGTTGCACCTGTTTCTATTCCTGTAAGCTTGCTTCTTTCTGCCGTTGTCATAAACAAATTTGTAGAGCCTTGAGTTATATCATCAGAGTCTCCAGATAACTCGCTCAATGCATCTTTTGTAGCAAGTTGCGTATCTACATAAGCTTTGACAGATTGCTGCGTTGGCAATTTAGTATCAGAGTCAGATGACATGTTATCTTCATCAACAACAAAAGCCATATTTGCTGTTGTTGTATCTGACTCCATAACGGCACCAGCAGCAGCGACATTTGTTGCATCTGTCACATCAGCGGCTGTTTCAATTCCATTTAATTTAGTATGATCTGCATCAGTAAATACGTTACTATCCGTAGCTGCTTCTACTGCTGCTCTAATTTCGTCATTTGTCTGATCCGCTGTGGCATTATCTTCAATTCCATTTAATTTAGTATGATCTGCATCAGTAAACACGTTGCTATCTGAAGCTGCTTCTACCGCTGCTCTAATTTCTGCATTTGTCTGATCCGCTGTGGCTCCTGCCTCTACACCATCAAGTTTAGTTTTATCAGAACTAGACATAAATCCGTCTGCAGATGTAGTGGCATTACTCGGCAAACTTTCAAGACCAATTGTTCCAGAACCGTCTGTTTTTAAATACTGACCAGCAGATCCATCTGATGTTGGCAAATTAAAGGCTGTAAGAAAAGAATTTAGGTTTGCATCTGCAGCAACATTTACACCCCCAGATTGCAAGCCACTAGCAAAATTAGAAGACGTATCAGTCGTAGCTATATCAGAATCTAAACTTGCCGAATCAATTCGGCCTGTAGTTGCGTCTACATTTGTAGCTATATCTCCAAAAAGTCTATTTTTTGATTTAACCATAATATCCTCATATCATTACATATCTACCGCCAGATTGGACAGTAACAGTAACACCACTTTGTATAGTTATAGGTCCAACAGAGAAAGCGCTTTGTGTTGAACTGACTGTAACATCAGACGTAACTGTTCTTGAAGGTATAACTGTTATTGCATCTAAACTAGCGCTTCCTCCTCCTCCTGAACCGCCATCTACAAAACTTAATGTTCCATTACCGTTTGTGCCAAGAACTTGACCGTTTGTCCCATCTGAAGAAGGAAGTGTAAAATTATTACCAAAAGTAGAAAGATTAGTATTAAATATGCCATATTCTATAACTTCAACTTTGTCATTTAAGGCCGCTGCATCAGATAAAACAACGGATGTCCCATTAGTTGCTGTATAATCTGAAGCTGCTAATTTTACGCCATTAAAAAATACATCAACAGCGCCAACAACATAATTTAATGTGTAGCTTGTTTGACCTGCTGTAGAATTAAATTCTGTAGATTTATAAGCATTACTAGATAAAACAAGATCAGCAGAAGATGGGCTAATAAATACTTCTGCACTGCCTGAAAGATTAAGAAGAGATCCAGTAGAACTTGATGTAAGACTTCGAGTAAGTGTAGTTGATGCGTGAATATATTGGCCTAAACCAATTTCAAAGTCATTTCCATCTTCAATTACATATCTTACTTCGTCACCGTTTGAAACGCCACCTGCAGCAAATGTTTGATAGCCAACAACTGCCTGACCTAAAGTTATAGTACCAGTACCAGTGGTGGTAGTGTTAACTTTTACTCTATCTGCGAAGGTAACCACAGCGCTACCTCCAATACTACGCTATACGGATAATAGCGTCTGAAGCGTTTGCTGTTGGAAACTGAATTGTAAAGTCACCTGCTGTAGATGTTTTGTCAGAACCAAAATCCAAAACAACTATTGTATCAGTTGTATTAGATCCACCACTTGTTGTAGTATTGTAAATCAAAGCTCCTCTTGCCGTAATTGTCGCTGTTGAAAACGTCAAATCAGCAAAATCTGTAAACGCTGTTGTGCCGCTTGAGGTAGGATCTACTCGTGTAAGTGTGCCACCCCCAGCAGAATAACCTGTTCCGCTTATTTCATTAGAAGTAGTGTAAGCAGTTGTAGCTGCAGTAAAAGAGGCACTATTTGTATACATTGCTAGTTTAAATGTATGTCCTCCTGAGTTTTTGAAATTATGCGCTCCTTCAAGAAGTTCTTTTTTAAAGGATGTACACATAAAATTGCCAGAAAACGCCATGTCATAATCTCCTTATTAGCTCGGCAAGTTCAGGATGCCCTGCATCTTTCAAGGCATTATACACGGTTGTTCGGTCACTGCTAATAGCTTCTCGCATATAAAATGCAACTACCTTTTCCATGTGTTTTTTAAAAGCTTGTGCTTGATCTCGAATAGCGGGATGTGCGCCATCAGAAACACTTATTATTTTTTCAACACAACGCTCTGAAATTTCTTCTGGCGTAAATCCTCTGTTTTTAGTAGTTTGTATACTGACAATAGGATCTTTTGGTAAACTCATACTAGCACTATCAAACACCTGTCATACTCCCTCTAGACAAATAATTTTCTTCTCCACTTCTGTAACCATCTTGTTGAAGTAGACCGCCAACTTTTTGAAATGCTTCCATCGCTAATTTATGCTGTTCACGATATTGAGCCATCAAATCAGCATCACCTTTCATATAAGCATAAGCTTCTAATAAGCATCCATAAAGCAAAGCTGTTTCAGCATTATCACCAAGCCAGGTAGTTCCTGCATTAACAATAGAAGGTGGATCGTAATAATAATTTATCTGAACATTATATATTGCATCAGGTTTTGGCCCTAAAATAAAAAAACCTGGGGTTGTTGTGGTTCCGCCTACAAATTGAGAATAATACTTAGGTACACCTGTTGCTTCATCTGGATAAGCTTCTTTGATAAAAGTAACATTCTTATTTAATAAATATCTCCACTTATTGCTTCCATCTTTTAACGCTATTGAATAAACAGCAATCATATCAGATGGTCTAGCAAGGTATTCAGAACTGGCTACAGTAGCACCTGTAGAAGCTTTTCTAAGTTCTGGAATAAGAACCGTTCTAAGTATTTTTTCTTCAGCTTGACGTATAAAAGTAGGAATATTGCCCACAAAAGATGTTTCTGTGTTTTCAGTATAATCTTGTATAGCTTGTGTTAGCTCTGTGTAGTTCATCGAACCATATTCCTTTTACTCTTAATAATCTTAACACACATTATTTTTCTAATCTAGACTACTTCTTACGAGATAGAGATCGTAACTCCTCCTACAGATCCTGTAGCAATAAGATTATTTGGTGGTGTAATACCAGATATTTCTTTAAATCCAACAGGATTAAAGCCATGCTGTATTGATCTTTGTGAAACTAAATCAATTTCTGGTCTTGCATCTCTAAGAGCTTGAGCATCAGCTCTTTTGTTAAAATTTTCTAGTTGTGGATGTTTAGCCTCCCATTCATCTTTACCCACTAAAAGACCATTCCATTCTTTACGCATATCTTTGATACGGTATCGAAATCCAGATCGGTCTGATATACCAAAAGCATATTTACCTCTAGCAAAACTAGACAATACGATAATCCTTTAAACTTGGAGATATTGTGAAGGAAGATCTGTCTCTATCTTCATCAATAGCTCTATTAATTTCTTCTTCATAAACAGATTTTAACATTTGAACTCTATCTGGCGCACGTTTTATAGATAAATAATAAGCTAAACCAGCAGCCAAACATGGGTAAAATCTAAATGGTACATTCATTGTGTTAATAGCACTATCTGCATCATCTATTCTTGTTAAAGCATCATAAACTATAATATCTGTACTATTTTCAGGTTTGGGCCAAATTTTTAAATTTGGTGTAATTTGTCTATCTAAAAAAAACTGAGTTGGCCTTCCTGCAGTGCCTTTTGTAGGTATGGCTAAAAACTCATCACGACTTATTCTTTCCATAGAGTAATCTGTGTCGCTTCTTCGCAAAGAAACACCTAAAACATCAATGACATCAGCTCCCAAATCATATTCGCCATCATTTTCAACAAGAGAAACGGTTCTTTGTTTTATTGTCCACTGATTTAATCCTCGATTAGCCCAGTCAGCTAACATAAGATTTAATGACCGTCTTGCAGTATGTAAATCATAACCAGTGTTTAGCTCTAAACCACATCTTTCGTATGCTTCTTCTATATAATCTGATACATCTAATTCAAAATCTGTTGAGCCTGAAACTGTCATTGCTCTTCCCCATTGTAAAGGTTATCAAATATTCTATTGACATCTAGTGTATAGTCTAAATCACTTTTTGAATAGTGTATATGTTGTGATGGCTTAAAATCT